GGCTACAAACTTTAAAATATTAAAGGTAGACAACAAACTAAGGGGCGGTCTTCTTATAGAGATACAGCCCGAAAACTTCAACAATGTCATTTCTTCAGCTAGCTCAATAGTAAACTATCCCCTCGCAAGACTAAACTTTCTAGAATGGCTCCTGCTTAAGGGCGATACTACGATTGTGGTTGGATATGAATATGAGCCAAAACCTGGCTCTGGTAGGTCAGAGGGTGGGATTATGGTAAAAGGAGGAGCCTGGAGGGTTCCGCCTCAATTTTCCGGTACGGCAGAAAATAACTTTATAACACGGGCCTTTATTGGTAGGGAAAAAGCACTAGAAGATCTACTCAAACAAATTTTTAGGTAAAAAACAAATGGTCTCACAACTAAAGGGTTTCAGCTCTGTATTCGATTCGACACTGAATAACGATATTCAGGACGGCCTCGTTGAATATTTTGACTGGGCCTTGCTTGAAAAGGGAAACTATTTTAACGTTACCCTAGGGGAGACCTCTCAGAACGGTGAAGACGCAAGCAAGCTTAGACTCTCATCTGACGATAATTACACGGCGGGTCAGGTGTGGGAGGGCTTTAGGAAGAACTGGGTTTGGCAGAGTGGAGTCTCAGCTTCTCCAACCCCTATAACGGGCACAGACAATACAAATCCGGGTGTTTCTGGGGTTTATGTGGACGATGCTTTTCACCCGATTACTTCGGCTGGGACATATGCCCACCACATAGATTACTTCAACGGAAGGGTGATATTCGATAGTGCCATACCAACAGGGTCCAAGGTACAGGTAGAACACAGCTATAAGTGGATAAATACCGTTTATGCGAACAATGTGCCCTGGTTAAGGGAAATTCAGTACAAAACAAATCAGCCTGGAGCAGCCTTTTCTGAGAAGGGGAAGGGGGAATGGGATACACCCCCAGAATCAAGATTACAGCTACCAGCCATAGCCGTGGAACTTGCCCCAACAAGGTCTTTTAAGGGGTATCAGCTAGGTGGCGGTCAGTGGGTCTATACAGATGTTCTCTTCCATTGCTTAGCAGAAGATGATATCACTAGAGATAAACTGATAGATATCGTCTCCCTTCAAAACGATAAGAACGTAGAGCTTTTCGACAGTAACGCTATAAATGCCGCAGGTAAGTTCCCCCTAGACTATAGAGGGGTTCCAGTTCCTGGAGCCTTAAGGTATCCAGATTTGGTAGCTTTATATTATGGCGGTTCTTTAAGACTTATAAAGGGCAGCGTACAGGATATAGTGTCTATTAACTCAAATCTATGTGGCGGTATTGTACGGTTCACTACTGAAGGAATTAAGACAAATATCTAATTTTTGTGTATAATTTACTAGAAACTCAATTTCCTCAAAGGAGAGAAAAATGTCAAGTAATAATAGAATATTTTATGCGTGCCAAGGGGTGGCAATCACCAAGATGGGCGACAACGGCCCAACAACTACGGATATGGTTGAGGGGCTACAAAGCGTTGGTATGACCACAAACTTCAACCTAGAGCAAGCTTTTAGCCTTGGTCAGCTTGAAATTTATGAAAATATCGAAGGTACTCCAGATGTCGAAGTGACACTAGAAAAAGTTCTTGACGGACAAAGACTTCTCTACCACATGGCCACGACTGGCGTTGAGGGAGAATCAAGCTCTGGCTTGGCCAATAGATCAAAACAAAGGACAGACATAAGGCTTGGTATTTTTGATGAAGGTCAGAACAACCTAAAGGGCCAAACTCCAGAAGTAGAAGTCTATTGTTCTGGTATGTATGTGTCGAGCATTAGCTATTCCGTCCCTACAGATGGAAACGCTACGGAGTCTGTTACTCTTGTTGGTAATGAAAAACAGTGGTTAACAGGCTCCAAACGGGCAATCGGCAGTACCGATGTAGTCAATTTCGATGGACAGCTAACACCTTTCGCTAGTGGAATGGGTGGCGTACAAAGACGTGAAGACTTAATGCTGTCTGGATGTGTACTTCCTGTGGGCATTAGAGGGGTTGACGGGTCTGGAATCGGCAATGGTATCAACTATTTAAACGGTTCTCCTCGTGTCCACCTTCAGAGTATTAGTGTTAGTACTGACTTTTCTCGTGAAGAGGTTCTTGAGCTTGGTCGGAAGGTGCCGTACTACCGTCCTGCTAACTTCCCTATCGAAGTCTCCTGTGAAATTGAGGCTATTACGACCTCTGGTGACTTTGTTGGAGCATATGAAACGGGTGACCCAACCCTTTATGGCGATCCTGTAACCTCGGGTAATAACTCTGGCGAAGAGGCTATCTTTATTGCTATGCGATGTGGATACGGTTTTGACCTAGGTAAGAAAAATAGACTTTCAAGCGTAAGCTACGGAGGGGGTGATGCTGGCGGTGGAAATGCTACTACTACTTATTCCTATACCAACTTTAACGAGTTGGATGTTCAACAGGGAGAGAAGTCAGAACTGCCGTGGGCACACGGCAAGGCTGAGATGGACACCAGTAGCTTCGATACCGACTACGGTCATTTAGCCGGGTCGATTTCGGCTGGCTGATTAACACCTTCCTAACGAGCTTTGGTTGTTAGGGTCGAGATGGCGTGGTTTGCGATAGCGGTTAGGATAGGGCGAGTACATCACGCCGTCTTAGGAAAGGACTTAAAACTATATGAAAAATAGCTCCCGCCATAGGTGTCAACCATGAAACACTATGAGCGGGAGTTGTTTGTATCCAGGGTCAGGTCTGGTGTTTACTTTGTCGAACATGAGGGCGTTAAGCTCAAGATTGTTACACCAACCATAGAAGAAGAATTGGAGATGGCAGAGGGTTATAATCGGGCATACGAAGACGCCGTTGCGGAAGATTTTATGACCGAAGACCAAACACTGGAGTGGATGAAGTCTAGAGGGTTATGGAGCGATGAAGACGAAGAAAAAATAGAAGCCCTAAAAAGAGACATAGAAAAACTAAAAGTGGGCATCTATGAGAATAGAAACAAGGATAGTAACAGGGAGCAGATTAGAAAGTATATCAGGGCGGCAGAGAAGCAACTTTCAGAACAGGTAGATAAGAAACACTCCTTTACTTCTAACACCTGCGAAGGCGTTGCTATGCTGGAAAAGTCCTTTGATTTTATAAAAATCTGCACTTATTACGGCGGCGAGAAGTATGACTTTAAAGGGCTGTCTGTAGAATTTGTACTGCACCTTTTTCACGACAAGATTTTATCAGAAAAACAAACCCGTGAGGTGGCAAGAAACGACCCGTGGAGAACTGTATGGATGCTAAGGGATTCTAATTCTTATAAGTTATTCGCAAACGAAGGTAGAGAATTGTCAGTAGACCAAAAGAACCTGTTAGTATGGTCTAGGATGTATGATAACATACAAGAGTCGATGGATTGTCCTGACGAAGACGTGATAGAAGATGACGACTTATTAGATGGGTGGTTTATTGTGCAGCGTAAGAAAAGAGAGTCAGAAAAGGCCGAGTCAGACTTCGATAATAGCACAAAGAACGATAAGATTAAGAATTCACAAGAAATCTTCATGGTGCCTTCTAGTCAAAAGGAAGCCGAAAAAATAGAAGCCCTTAACAACATCAACGCCAAGATGGTAAAAAGACAGAGGATAGCCGTAACAAAACAACAAGGGGGGGCTAAAGCGTCTGAATTTCCAGATGCTAAGCTAGACATGCAACAAAAATCCAACCAAATGTTCAAGGATAAATTTAGGAGGTAAAAATGGATGACTATAATGATTTAGTAAGACAACAGACTAGCTATAAAGAAAAAAGGGAGAATAAGTATAAGTGTGAGTCGAGAGACAGGCTCTCAAAGATACTAAAGAAAAAAGTGGAAACTACTATGATAGGGGCGCTCTCTAGCGTCGAGGAAAATTTTAGCTTTTTATGGGAGGTGGATAAGGATGAGATGACACCAGAACAACATATGATGCACGACCTGTATCAAAAGGTAAGGTCTGAGATATTGGATAAGGGAAACGCACAGGCTCGAAACGTCGATGCGGAACTCAGTCAATACGAAGTAACCTGGTTAAGGAATTCTGTTACAATTCCAGTAAAGTCTGTTTAATTAATTTTTAAGGAAGGACGGAAAATGTCTAATAAGAAAAAAGAAGTGGAAGTTAAGTTCGAGGACAAAGAGAAGGCTTCGATCAAGATTTACGTTGAAAAGCCCAATAACGATGTGGTCAAGAGGGCCGATAGATGTAAGGCAAAAGCTTGGAATGAATGTATTATGGACGGCATTGTCACCAAGAAGGAGCTTTCGACACTAATGAAGAAGAGGGGTATTTGGAGCGAGAAAAAGGAAGATGAGCAGGAAGCCATCACTAAGGAAATTAATCAACTAGAGCAAAAATTATATCTAGAGTGTGGAAAGAGAGAGTCTAAAAAAGAAGAGGGCAAAAAACTCGCTATTGACATTCGCAAGAAAAGAAATGAACTGCGTGAGCTTATTTCTGAAAAAATGTCCCTAGAAGAAAATACGGCAGAAGCCCTGGCAGATAACTCTAGATTCGATTTTTTGGTTGCGCACTGTACTTTCCATCAAAATGGGGAAAAGGTGTATAAAGATATGGAAGATTACAACTCAAAAAGTGCAGATGAGATAGCATTCGCGGCGGCTTCTGAGTTAGCCGCCATGATGTACTCCATAGATTCTGATTTTGAGAAAAATCTTCCAGAAAACAAGTGGCTGAAGAACAAAGAGCTGGTTAACGACGATTTAGCCCTAGTTAACGATGAGGGCAAAAGAGTAGACCTAGAAGGACGGATAATCGACGAAAACGGGTATTATCTAGATGAAAAGGGTAACAGGGTAGACAAACAAGGAAACCCCCTGAGTGAAGACGGGTTTTACGAAGAAATAGACGACGAAAAAACAAAACCAACGAGAAAAAGAGCGACTAAAAAGAAAACCACGGATAGTTAAAGATAGTGTGTAGTCTCCTAGACAAAAGGTTTATAGATGTCTAAATTTGTACTGACTGCACAGCTACGGCTACAAGCGCCGACAAACACACAAGAGACTATTGACCGGCTACGTCGTCAGCTTGAGGGGCTTGAAGTACCCATAAAGGTTACTGGTAGCACTCAGGCAGCAAAGCAGATAGGTCAAGTTAAGAAGCAGACTCAAGAAGCCGCAACAGCCGCCGATAGAATGGGCAAGGCTTTTGGTGCGTCCATAAAGAGGTTTGCGGCGTTTAATATTGCTACACGTGCAGTTGGTCTGCTTGCTAGTAAGCTTTCTCAAGCTGTTGACGAGGCTATTGCCTTTCAAAGACAGCTTATTAAGATTTCTCAGGTTACTGGTAAGACTACTGGCGAGCTAAGTGGTTTAGTTCAAGAGATAACAGATCTTTCTACAGCTTTGGGTGTTTCTTCTACATCTCTATTGAACACTACACGAATCCTGGCGCAGGCTGGTATTCAAGCCGGGGATCTAAACGTGGCTTTAGAGGCTCTAGCTAAGACCACCCTTGCTCCTACGTTTGATAATATTACAGAAACCGCAGAAGGGGCGGTTGCCATTTTAGCTCAGTTTGGTCAAGGAGTAGGAGCCTTAGAGCAGCAATTAGGCGCTATTAACGCAGTGGCTGGTCAGTTTGCTGTAGAATCTGGAGACTTAATCAGTGTAGTTCGTCGTACAGGCGGTGTATTCAAACAGGCTGGTGGCGATTTAAATGAACTTTTGGCGCTTTTTACTAGTGTTCGTGCTACGACCCGTGAAAATGCAGAAAGTATTGCTACTGGTTTAAGAACTATCTTTACTCGTATTCAGCGTCCACAGACTATTGAGTATTTGAAACAGTTCGGAGTAAACCTGTTAGATCTAGAGGGAAAATTTGTTGGTCCGTATAAAGCTGTAGAACAATTAAACAGAGCACTATCTGGTTTAGAAGAAGGTGATATTCGCTTTGTTGAGATCGCTGAAGAGTTGGGTGGGTTCCGACAAATTGGTAAGGTTATCCCGCTTATTCAACAGTTTGACCTTGCGGAAAGATCTAGGCAGGCGGCTCTTGAGGGTGGAAATTCTTTAAATAAAGATGCGGCAATAGCTCAGCAAGCATTGGCTGTACAGATTGAAAAAACCCGAGAGAAGTTTTTAGCGCTGATTAGAAGCATATCTGAGACATCTACATTTCGAATAATGATTCAGAGCCTGCTTGGTATAGCAGAAGCTTTTATAAAGGTCGCAGATGCTATTAAGCCAATACTTCCTCTCATTGCGACGTTTGCTGCTTTTAAGCTTGCAAAGGGTATTGGTGGTTTTGCATCCGGTATAGGTGCTGGACTCCGGGGTAAGAACCAGGGGGGTAAGATACACGCTTTTGCTAGAGGGGGTACGGTTCCCGGCACTGGTAATAGAGACACTGTACCGGCGATGTTGACTCCGGGTGAATTTGTTATTCGCAAGAGTAGTGTCAATAAGATTGGGGCTGGTACGCTTGCGGCTATGAACGAGAATAAATACGGAAGAGGTGGACCGGCATCTTTTAAATCTTCTAAACCGTTTGTAAATGTATCTAGAACCACTCTTCATAAAGAGCCGGGACATAAATTTGACACAGGAAAAAACAGGTTTAACAAAGAGGATTCTATTACTTTTAACAAAACGAATCCCAAAACAATAGATGTCAACAATCTTGTAAAATTACGTGGTAATTCCAGTCTAGTTCAAAATTATAAAAATGCACCAACTGCACAAATGAGAGGTATTGCCTTTGAAGAGATAGCAAAAGTGGAATTGAATTTAAACAAACTTGCCAAAGGTTCTAGCCGCATAGACGCTAGTGGTCCGGGTGGACAGATTTATGAAATAAAAAGTGAACAAAGGGCATTGACAGACGCTAAGATTGGCGAGAAAATGATTGGCGCGGCACTTAGTCCAATAAGTGATATAGACGAAGTAGTGCAGAAAAGATTAACGAAACAGGGTTTATCACGTAAACACGAGGATGTGGAACTGGGAAGGATTGGGGTAATCCAAGACGAGACAAAGAAGGGGAGATTCACATCCAAAGCGACTTCTAAAAAAGACCAGGAGGTTGGCCTTGGTCGTCTTTCTGGTCGTTCTGGACGTTTTTTCGGGGGTGCTATACGTCACTATGCGACTGCTGGAAAAGTTCTACCCCTGTCTCCAAGTGAATTGACCAGGATGAAACGCCTGAATGCGAAAGGTAAGAAGGTCACCCCCGAAGAAAATAAAGATAGAAAAACACTAGAAACAAGGTTCAAGAGCGCGGGGACTGCTAAAGAAAAGACATTCGATTCGGGCCGATCCTATGGGGCTGTATACCTAGAAAAAGCCACTTCGCCAAAGGGTGGAAAATCTTCAATCACGTTTCCGAAATCAAAAGGCAAAGAGGAAGTCAAAGTCGGCTACAACCTAAATCACGCCTTCTTAGATCCTGTGGATGGGCAGAAGATTAAGAAAGACATCGTTACTCCGAGAGCGGAGAAGGCTGTTAATGAGACCGCTAGTTATTTAGCTAAGATAATTGGTGAGAAAGTATCTCCTACTAAGAATATACCAAACTTCCAGGCTATTGTGGGCAGTGTCTTTGAGAAAGGCGTAGAGCTGAACTCAAAACAAAATTCGTCTTTGGATATTGACGACGGAAGAACTTTTGATTTCGCTGGTGGGCTAGGGGGTGCATCGAAAGTCTTTGGGGCAGACGGTGCTAAGCTTCGTAATGTTAAAACAGATGCAAAGGTTGCTTCTACCTCTTCGGCGGTTGAAAGTGTTAGGAAGAAGGTTAAAACCGATCTTACTGAGTCAAGAGGGGTCTTAGGGTTTGCTGAGGGTGGATCTGTTTCAGATACGGTTCCTGCTATGCTCACCCCCGGTGAGTTTGTCATTAATAAAAAGGCTTCACAGAGTATCGGTTATTCCAATTTGAACAGGATGAATAAACAGGGCGTAGTTGGTTTTGCCAGTGGAGGGGCGGTTGGAGGAGTTCAGTACTTTTCGGAAGGTTCTCCTGGGGGTGTTAAACCAGCAAGCGAGGGTTCGCTAGGGCTTGAAACGTTGGCACTACAGTTACAGAATCTTAATGTTGGTATGCAGCTTTTAATCCAATCGACAAACCTTTTGGCAAAGATTAACCTTGAAGCAATGAATAACTCTCAGAAAAAAACTGAGTTGACCAAGGAGTTAAACGAGGTAGAA